CTTAAGAGCATAATAATATAAAAGAAGCTGAACATCTTTTTCCAGCTTTTCTTGCGTCTTTATTTCACCAGTAGCCCAATCTATTCGTTTTCCAGTTTTAAAATCGAGGATTTGAAAGTAATTTTCGTCATGTTTTACTATAACGTCAACAGTTCCCTTAATCGAAAGATTTCCTTCTATAATCTCTCCGTCAACATCATATCGATATTTCGCCCAAGGTTTCTTGATTTCAATATCGAAAAACTGCTCTACCGCAAAGATATCCTGGTTTCTCGGGTCCATTTCGCCATTCTTGTAGGCCAAAGCCTTCAAAAACCAATCGTGGCACTGCTGGTACACCCTTGGTGTGAATTTTTCAGACAGTTCAGGAACATGCTTAGAATAGTAATCATAACACATTTTACTGATAAATTCTAGATCTTCTAGCTGCTTAAAAGTATGATTAAAAATTTCGTCTTTAACCTTCCTTTTTCCTTCTCGTTTGGCTATTACAATATTTCCCAACGTCTCCATACACTTATGTACTATTGTTCCCATAGTAGCTTTAAGATTCTGCTTATCCTTCATTCCTAAATTATAAGTTAAGAAATATTTTTGTTCACAGAAACTAAGTGTTCCGATTGAGGAACTACGGTGATAGCAGACTAGCATATTTAGCTTTCTTAAAGACTTCTAGGTAAAATTCCCCATTCGCACAATTTCTCTTTAACAGCTTCATTCTGTTCAGTAATTGTCATATTGGAATTATCGATTATTGCATCATAAAGTTCTATGTAAGAACCAGCCTGTTCGCTTGAGTGACTTCCAGGCTTTCCATTTCTTGTTAGATAGATAACCTTTCCACCATTTGATTGGATAGCATTAATCTCATTCTCAAAACGGCAGTCAGATATTAAGGCTAGATCTGGAGAAGTATTCTTGATATTATTTAAACAATAATCCGTCCAGATTTTACTATATATTTTTCTTAATATGTCTGTACCAAGATATTGCATGAATTCTCTACCAGTCATGAACTGTTCTTCATCACTTGGTAAATATTTGAAATAAAAGTTTTCAGCAATTCCTTCTTCCTCTAGTACAGAATATACTTCGTCACACATATCGTCGCTATCATAAATGATAACACCTGGCATATCTACCCATTTAAGTTTTGTTAGTGAGTTCTTCTGTTCATCAGTACCGTATACTTTTTCTGGTTCTAATCCAAATAGATTTACACATAACTCTTTTAATGGTTCTGCAAAACTAAAGCCCCTAACAAACGGCCAAAATGAGTTAGATGCATATTCTATAAACTCTTGATTTTTTTGGTCTAAATCAAAAATACCAGCAGATTCGAAAGGTCTATTGTCTTCGTCTCTATAAATAGCATTAACTATCAACTTCCCCTCTGGAGAAATATCGAAGTGTTTAATAAACCCATGACGTTTCATTTCGTAACCGTGTAGATAATTTACCGTAGTAGACTTTCCCGAAACCTTAGCTCCTGCCAACGCTACAATTGTTGTCATATTATTTTTCTCTAAAAAGTGTATGAAATTTTTCTTGTTTTCTCTTCATAACGGTTAAATCGTTTTGAACGTTATCGTAAATATAGCTATAAAATCTTTTGATATCGTTATACTTTTTCGCTTTCGTATTTATTTTCTGAAGAAATTTCTATATTGTTTAAATATCTAAGACCTCTAAAAACTTTATATACTTCTATTACTATAGATGTCTGCGGAGCTATCTCATTGTTTTGATTGATAGTTCCGTTACATGCAGTCATAAGATTTTCTATAGATCTATTTATTTTTACTCGGTTTATTTTTCTCATAAACTACCTAATAATCTGAGGTTTTATTATTTCAATAATTTCTTGTGGTGTCATGTCTCCAGTATCATGATGGTCGAATTTTATGTCTTTTATATCAAATATTTTTCCAAACTTCTCCTTAATTTCTTCTCTACCTTTTCTCCCCGGCTCGTCATTATCCAAAGCTAAATAAAGTGTGCCCACGGAAGCTTCTTCTAACAGTATAGTCTGACGATCACTTATTTTGCATGTAAATAGCCCCACGCAATTAGTAATTCCAGATTGCCATAATTTCAGTACGTCTCCCTGCCCTTCAACAAGTACAGCGGCACCAGATCTTTTTAGACTATCAAAAGCTTTTCCGTAATTATAGAGGGCATTTCCTGTATTAAATCCTTTACTGTTTATCCATTTTGAAGAATTTGAGGACACGGCACGACCGACAGCACCAATTACATTGACGCATGATTTGTCATAAACTGGAAAGACTGTTCGATTATACATCTGCTTTCCAAGTACATTACAATATCCAACATCAAATTCCTCTAATATCTCTTTAGAGAATCCTCTGGCTAAATAATAAGGGCATGGAATTTCTAAACTTTTAATAACCTCTGACCTAGTGCATATGACCTTATTAATCGCCCCATTGTGAAAAATCTTATCAATACGAGAGTCCTCAAGATTGTACTGTAAATTATCCTGCCTTTCTACTTTTCCAGATACAAACTTCTTCAAGTAATTTACAGCGTCAATAAATGTCTGTTCTTTTTGACTCTTTTGCTCTAAAATGCCTTTTATTAAACCAAAGACATCATTTCCACAATCTTCATGACATCCATGAGAATTACAAAACCAAATTCCATAATATTCAGAGGTGGGGTCAATATTAATATTAAACGCTGTAGAATTATCCCCGTCATGAACGGGGCATCTTCCTATCATTTTGTTCTCAGACTCATAAAATTCCTCAATATCAAGAGATTCCATAATCTCTCGAATCTTATCAGTCGCCTGCCTCTTCATCGCTTTCTTCTGGGGTTCTGTCAGGGACTCCATCATTCTTTAATTCTTTCTCTTTCTGGATTTCTCTTAATGTCCCTAACTCTTTGATCTCGGCTATTTCTCCATTCATTTGCATACAAATATAGCCACTTTCCATTCCAGGTCCATGACGACTGACCACAGGTATTAATTTTCGATTTCCGGCTTTATCTCCATAAAGAACTTTATCTTGAGCAAATTCTTCGTCTGTCTTAGTCTTGAAAATAGAAAAGGATGTAGCAAGCCAAATAAGTCTATCTGACCCAGATACAGCGTCTTCAGTCTCTTTAGTAATACCGTCACGGTTAAGCTGTACGAATGACAGGCAGGGGCAATCGTATTGAACACAAAAGTTGTGCAGTTTAGTAATTTGAAAACCAAGTGCTTGGAATTCTGCCATATTACCATTTAGACTGTCTGATGACATTAACTTTAGATAATCATAAATAATAAGGCAATCATTCATTCTTCCATTTTTGTCATAGCCTACTTCTTTTAAAAGCCAACGTCGTGCCACAGAAAGAATTTCATCAAATGGGCGACCAGAAACATTAATATAATGGTAAGGTCTTTCAGATAAATCTTTAGCGGCTCTCTTTAGATTGTCAACTGATGCTTCATCAGTTTTAAAAGAACTGCTTGAGATATTATTAATTGGTACTCTACTGAGAAGTGCTAACAATCTATTTTGATGATCAGTCTCACTCATTTCCGTATCTAGCATAAGAACGGGAATTCCATTATCTCCTAGACTTGTGACAAATTCCGCCACATTATCGGCTAGTACTGACTTTCCCGCCTTGCTCCTTGCTCCGATAAGATCAACGCATTGCCTGCGAAGACCGCCTCCAATAGCCAAGTCGAACGCTGGAAAACCTGTAGAGATTCCGGGTGGTCGAATTTCTTGATCCATCAAGTTTTCGACATATTCAATTACATTATGCCCAATAAGCTGCGGATTACTTCTATCCTCTCTAATATATTCTGATGCAATTTCTTCTATTCTACTCTCAGCTATAGAAAGAATTTCTGTGACACTCTGATCACCATCAACATCATTCAAACCTAAATAAATATGTCTAAGAGAATTTTGCAGTTCTCTAGTAAACTGTAGTTTACGAATCTTTAAGCCGTGATTTCTTACATTCTCTAGCTTTACTTCGTACCTCATCAGATGCTGGAGATGTTTTAAAACATCTGGTTTATTCAGATATTCATCTAGATCAAGTTGTTTTGCCGCAGAAAGAATTGAAGTTAAGTCGATAGACGAGGAAGTTTCTAAAGCCTTAGTCACACATTTAAATATCACCTTATTATTATCAATAGTAAAACTATCCTCTTTTACTATCGACTGGATATCTACAAATGCGTTGATACCATGATTTATTAGTCCAGAAATAACAGCTTTTTCAGATGCTACATTACTAAGAATTTGGGCATTTTTGTCCACATTTGATGAAGTCACAGTAATAAGGCTCTTTCTTGAATTGTGGATTTATCTCAATGTTCTTATGACAATCTTGACAGAAGACAGTTGTCATCTTAAACGCCGCACGAGTCCTTGGAACTGGCTTTACCTTATCATTAATAAGGTCTTCATCAGGCTCTTTCTCTATTACTACAGATTCAGGGTTAAAATTATTTACGAATTTTTTCTTTTCTGGCTCTCTCTTGTTCTTAAACATAGAGAAGTCTTCTATGTCTGCTCTGTCTGCTCTGTTAGTACTATTATGTATTACTTTTGGAGTATCAGATAAACTTTCCTTATTATTATCTGGTACTGAATAATCTTCATCAGGGAATAAAACTTTTTCACCTGTTAAAAGGAAAAAGCCCTCTTCAATTAATTCTTCATCACCCTCTTGTATCCCCAATTTGATTTTATTGATAGCTTGTGTTAACCTCATTTGATCCTCGATAATTGATAAAGAATTTCGGCTGTTTTATTCAATGGTGTAATTTTGTTTGTATATAGTGTACATACCGTTTTAGATTTACGCATAATTTCTCTGAGTTTATTGACCACTGGATATTTATCGCATATAATCTGTTCCTTAGATAAGTTACTTGTATAATCTGGGAATTCTGTATTATTCATACATCGTATATACATATCATTAAAAGCATTACAGGCCCATTCAAATCTAGCCGTTTCCTTATTCTGTTTGTGAGTGAGCTTAGAGATGTAAGTTTGTATTAGATATGAATGTGTTAAAGCTTCTTCATTACTCAAATCCTTAAGTTGTTTAGTGGAAAAATTTAGAGACTCGTACACTGATGCGTCCGACTCGCACAAATTAATATGATTAGCAATTTCATATTGATTCAAGAAAGAATCAAGTTCTGCTAATATATTTTCTACTTCCAGTTTTTCAGTAGACTCTCCCATTCTTCTTCCTTATCAAAGGGTAGTACTATCATGGTTATATCATTCAACAAACACCATTCCATTTTTTTGAAGTCTCTACGTTTATGCTCTTGAAAGCCTTTTTTGGTTTTATGAAAGAATTTGCTGAATTTATAATGTTGTTCCCCATGAACTTCTATGATTATAGATAATTTGGGGATAATGAAGTCAGCGTAAAGAAGACCAGTAGCTCTTGTTCTAGATCCCGGTAGAGTAGTTTCTTCATAAACAACTTCAAATGGAAATATCTCAGAGATTAATTTTCTAGCTTTATTATGATAGGCAGACTTATTTTCTCTAAAGCTTTTATGTGCAGACTTTGAAAAATTTATATTGTAAATTTTTTTGTCAAATCCTATGACTCTCAAACTAAAAATTCCTTCATTTCTTTTTCAATAACTTTAACGACTGAGGGATTATCGTTTAAAAAGCTGCATAGTTTAGCCTTACCTTGAAAACCATATTTTTTCTCTTGCAGATCTAACAACATCTGTTCACCTATTTCTTCCTTATAGTTCTCCAAAAAGTTCATATAATACCATGCACCTTTTTTGTTGAAGATTCCAAAATCATCTCCAAGAGCAACAATCTCTTCAACGTTATCCAGACCGTGATTAAATCTAAAATAACTAATAGCGTTAGTTTTATCAGTTCCTTGTGAGGAAGTCAAAATCTTCCAGTTAATCTCTTGACCGATACGATTCCCGTTATCATCAATCCAGTCTTTACTGTGAGAAACTTGCATCATAGTGTCGTATTGATAACCTATTTTAACACCGCCATCAGCAGTCCATTGTTTAGCCCCTGGCATTGAAGATTGTGTTGAGATCAAATGATGAATACCTATAATTATAGCTTTCGTTTTTGGTACAACTTGTCCCATCCTCTTACAAAAATTAGATAATATCTTTGGAAGTCCTGGTCGGAAATCCCCGCTAACATATCCCTCTAATTCTTTAGCTGGAATAAGACTTGAAAGAGAATCTATGA